GTTGGAGATGGTATAGTGGCAAAGAAGACTGACAACAAGTACGACCCGACACTACATCGGATCAAGAAGCGTACATCAATAGGGGCGGGAACTCTTTCCCGTCCCAAGAACAAACACAAACGCCGCAGTTGGAAAAGATACAGAGGACAAGGTAGGTAACTATGATAATAATAGCTATAATACTTGACTTAATATTATTTGGAGTGATATAATGGCTTATATAATAACTCAATCTGAAGATGATGTTGTATTAGATATAAATACTTTTGATGCTATGATAGATGAAGAAAAAGAAAAGCTACACGTATTTGAACACTATGAAGATGCTGTAGCTTTTCTAATGTGTCATGGCATACGAGAACTATCTACAGGTTTTCCTTTTAATATAAAAATAGAGAAGCTACAATGAAACTATTATATATATTATTAATAAGTATATTATATATAACACCTGTAAAAGCAGATGAATTATCTTGTCTAGCTGAAGCAGTATACTTTGAGGCACGATCTGAACCGTTCACAGCACAACTGGCTGTAGCTAATGTTGTTCTTGAACGTGTTTACTCTGATCGTTATCCTGACAACGTGTGTGATGTTGTTCACCAAGCAAGGAAGTGGAAAGGTAAACCGATAAGAAACAAGTGTCAGTTTTCTTACTGGTGCGATGGTAAGCCTGAGACAATAGCTAATGTTGATGCTTATAACCAAGCTGTTACCGCCTCAGAGCTTGCTTTCAAAGGTGTGGTTCTTGGTATCACAAGTGGTGCTACCCACTATCATGCTGCGTATGTATATCCATACTGGGCATCTGATGATGAGTTTGTCTCTCTTGGTCAGGTTGGTAGTCATATTTTTTATATTGACACTCGTAATTAATAGGAGTATAATGTGTCTGATAAACAATTACAATCAGCTTGGGAAACCTTAAACACTCATGTTAAACAACTGAAAGGAATAGTAAGAGAGCAGGAAAATACTATCAAACAACTAAGAGAAGAATTAGCAAAAGCAAAACGAACAGAAGCAAACAATAAATGGGTGGAACACGATGACAAAAGTTTACGACTTTGATTGGCATCGACTACAGAAAGAAGATATACTAAGAAGAAGTCTTGGATATACTGAAGATGTATGGCAGCTTATCAAAGATTCAGGCTATAATGTTAATAGTGTTATAGATAGAGAACAATTTTTTAAAGACTTAGAGGATTTAGATGATGACTAGAAACCTTTGGCAGAGAGAGCGGAAAGAACTTTTCCGTTCACTTGTGGGACAGTACAAATCTGAAGGATATAACGACAAAGAGTCCAGAAGATTGGCCCGACTAGAGGCTGACGAAATTATGGATGACAAAGAAAGTTTTGTTGAAGACATCTGGAAAAAATGCTATGATGACAGATGTTAATCTCATGAACCGTGCTATGTGGAGATTAGTTTTAAAGAAAGAGTTTGGTGATGTGGTTGTTCAAAAATTTCATACTAAGAAAGAAGCGCAAGATGAAATACGAAACAGAGAAAGGCTCGTACAGCATCTTACCAAAAGAACTGCAAGAGGAGTTTATAAAATCCAAAAAGGATAGAGAAATGGATGTTTTAATAGAAGTATATAAACCAAAGTCACGAGGTAAGATGGAGACATCTTTCAAATCAGCATGGCGTAAACTTGAGAGAGTTGACCAGATAGAAACATTGATATCACTAGAAAAGGAGTTGGCTGCACGGAGAAAAGAAATATCTTCCGACCTGTACAAAGATAGCAAAGGAAAGTGGTGATGCCTTACGTTAAAACTCATCAGTCTTGTCCCGACTGTGGCGGCACTAATTGTTTAACCGTCAACGAGTGGGGTACTTACTGTCACAAATGTCATACTAAAACTTTCAACAAGGATATTAAAGACATGCAATCTGAACCTGCAAAGAGGGTAGTCCCTATGAACACGCAAAATAAGGCAGACTATAAATATGCTGACATCCCTGATAGGCGTATCAGTTTAGCAACATGCAAGAAGTATGATGTATCTGTTGCTAAGAGTGGCAACATGATTACTCATCACCAGTACAAGTATTACGATGAGAATGGTAAACATATCGGCAGCAAGTTTCGTCGCACCAGTGACAAGGAGTTCTGGTCAGAGGGTGATCTATCTAGCTGTGTTCTGTTTGGTCAGAACCTGTTCAATCAGGGTGGCAAGTTCATCACCGTGTGTGAGGGTGAGCTAGATGCTATGAGTGCCTATGAGTTGATGGGTTCCAAGTGGCCCTCTGTCTCGCTCAAGAATGGTGCAGCATCTGCACTGAAGAACTGTAAGCAAGCACTTCGTTATCTCAGTAAGTTCGATACCGTGGTGCTGTGCTTCGACAACGACGAGCCAGGTAAGAAGGCGGCACAGGAAGTAGCAAAGTTATTTGAACCCAATAAGTGTAAGATCGTTGACCTTGAACTGAAGGATGCCAATGAGTATCTCAAGACAGGACAAAGGCAGAAGTTTACAGAAGCGTGGTGGAACTCTCGCACCTATACTCCAGCAGGTATCATTAACCTTGCCGACCTTGGTGCTTCGCTATACGATGAGACTGAGAATCAGACTTGTCTTTATCCTTGGTCAGGCATGAATGATAAGACTTATGGTATGCGTACCGGAGAACTTGTCACGTTCACCAGTGGTGCTGGTATGGGTAAGTCCAGCATCATGCGTGAGCTTATGTATCATATCATGCAAAACACTGAGGATAATATTGGTGTGCTTGCAATGGAGGAGAACACCAAGCAGACTGCCTTCAACATCATGAGTGTCGAGGCCAACGCTAGGCTGTACATTCGAGAGATCCGCAAGGAGTACACGCAAGAGCAATTAGACGAGTACGAGAAGAAGACTATTGGCAGCGGAAGGTTCTTTGCCTTCGACCACTTTGGTAGTATCAGTAATGATGAGATACTTGATCGTATCAGGTACATGGCAAAGGGTCTGGATTGCAAGTGGGTCTTCCTTGATCATCTATCTATCCTTGTATCTGGACAGGAGGACAACGGAGATGAGCGTAAGTCCATTGACATTCTCATGACCAAGCTTCGATCTCTTGTTGAGGAGACAGGCATTGCCCTGCTGTTGGTTAGCCATCTGCGTAGGCCATCAGGTGATAACGGTCATGAGAATGGTCGTGAGGTTACACTCTCGCATCTGCGTGGCTCTGCATCTATCGCTCACCTATCTGATGCGGTAGTTGCGTTGGAGCGTGATCAACAGGCAGACGATCCTGTGGAGGCTAACACTACCACTATTCGTATTCTGAAGAACAGGTACACTGGAGATACTGGCGTAGCCTGTTATCTGCACTATGATGGACAGACCGGACGCATGACACAAATTGGAAACCCCTTCTTGGAGAATGACAATGAAGAAAACTAATGAAATAGCAGAGTCACCTAATTTAGAACCCCTTTGGAATGGACACAACGAAGACTATGGATTTAAAGAAGAGTCTTATGTGTTAACAATGACATTAACAGGTGAAGTTATGGGTACAGGAATATCTGAAGAACACGCTCTTTCTAAAATACAAAAAATGTTTTATTCCCAGTTAGGAGCAAGTGAGATAATTGACTTGTTTGTTAAGGTTAATGAGGGTGATATAGGTATTGATTTTAAAGCAAAGCATTTTCCTCGTGAAGATTGGATGGATGATGAATTCTGATGGACCATCTGATAAATATGTTGATCAGTATATTAAATCTTTGAAGAGAAGTTATAAATATCAGAAGCTAGAGAAAGGCAAAAGAAAAATGCAGAGCAAGAGAAAGCAATTTGATAAAGCCCTCTATGATGTAGCCGACAAAGCTGCTAAAGATGCTATGGTTGCATGGCTCAAGAATGATCATAGTAATATTAATACAAACGAAACTACTTACTTCGACATCGTTTGCACAGCAGGACCGGAAGGTCATCCCAGACTTCTATGGGAGGTAGAGGTAAAGTACTCTTGGAAAACTGACGAGTGGCCTGACAGTTGGAAAGAGTTACGTATTCCATATCGTAAGCAAAGACTTCTTGACAAGTGGAAGAATGAATGTTATAATGACATCCTTACTTTCGTAGTCTTCAATCATGACTGCACAAAGGCTTGGCATGTGGATGGTCATACTCTTCTAGACTGCGAGGTTAAAGAAGTTTCTAATCGTAACATCAGGAGGGGTGAGAAGTTCTTTCACATACCAACCTCAGATGCATACTTAGTGGATATGAAAAATGAAAGCAGTGGTGGACATTGAAACAGACAGCATTAACGCAACACAAATACATTGTATTGTAGCTAAGAAGTATGACACGGGAGAGACTAGACAGTGGGTGCAGGGTGAGTGCGGTGAGTTCAGGGAGTGGTCAAAGCGCATTGATACTTTTATCATGCATAATGGTATCAGCTTTGACGCCCCTGTTCTTAACAGACTTACAGGCTCTGACATCAGGTTGAATCAGATACGTGACACACTGATTGAGTCTCAACTATATAATCCTGTTAGAGATGGTGGTCACTCTCTTGAAGCTTGGGGCAAACGTCTAGGCTCTGAGAAAATAGAATACAATGACTTCGATCATTTCTCTCCTGAGATGTTAGAGTACTGCAAACAGGACGTTAACGTAACACAGAAGCTTGGCATGGCTCTAGAGAAAGAGGGCAAAGACTTTTCTGACAGGTCTTACAATCTGGAACGTCAGGTTCGTAGCATTGTAGACAGGCAGCAAGAGAATGGCTTTGCCTTTGATATTATGGGAGCCATGATACTGGAAGCAAATCTCTCTGATGAGTTGTATAAACTTGAAGAGAAAGCGCACAATATGTTTCCCGACAAGGTGGAGAAGCGAATATCGGAGAAGACGGGCAAACCTCTGAAAGATAAAGTAACAGAGTTTAATATTGCCAGCCGAATACATATTGCAGAACGTCTAGAAGAAATGGGTGTTAAGTTTACTGAACACACTGAGACAGGCAGGGCAGTAATCAATGAGGCAGTTCTGGATAAGATTGACTTACCAGAGGCACAGATGTTCTCTCGTTACTTTCTTTTACAGAAGCGAACAGGTCTTCTCCGGTCTTGGATACAGGAGTGTAGTGATCAGGATAGAGTGCATGGCAGAGTGCTAACACTTAGAACTATCACAGGACGCATGGCACATCACAAGCCTAACATGGCACAGGTTCCCGCTGTGTACTCTCCCTACGGTAAAGAGTGTCGTGAACTATGGACCATCTCCAATCCTGATACCCATCAGCTTGTCGGTACGGATGCCAGCGGTCTTGAGCTTAGGTGCCTTGCCCACTACATGGATGATGAGAATTTCACTAATGAAGTTCTGACAGGTGACGTTCATGCTGTCAACCAAAGGGCTGCTAAATTACAGACCAGAGATCAGGCAAAGACTTTTATATATGCCTTCCTCTACGGTGCTGGTCCCGCCAAGATAGGAACTGTTGTTGGTGGTTCATCGGCAGAGGGTAAAAAATTAATGAAAAATTTTTTGCAGAGTATGCCAAAGTTAAATACACTGCGAAATAGTGTGGCACAAGCAGCTATGTCTGGTAAGATCACAGGTCTTGATGGTAGGAGGCTACATATCAGACATGAACATGCAGCCCTTAATACTCTGCTTCAGAGTGCAGGTGCTATCGTGTGCAAGCAGTGGCTGGTAGAGATGGACAGGATGATCTGGGAGCATGGGCTAGACGCCAAGCTTGTAGCCTCTGTGCATGACGAGTACCAGTTTGAGGTAGCCAAACCAGACATAGATACCTTTACCAAAGTAACAAAGGAGGCTATGAAAACTACACAAGACATACTAAATTTTAAGTGTGATCTGGACTGTGATTATAAAGTTGGAAATAATTGGGCAGAAACACACTAAAGTTATTGACTTCTACAAACTTCTATGGTATAATATATGCTGTTGTTTTGTAGTAGACAGCATCGGGGAATGATCCCCACTCATGGCCGCAATGGTGCGGTATTTTTAAAGGAGAATAGAATGAACGATCCTATTTACATTTCTGGCAAGTGCCACTATGCTTCCATTACGGAACCCAACACCAAGTTTGATCCGGTGTGGAGCATCCAGATTGAAGTCGATGATGACAATCGCTCAGTCATCGAAGGTGCTGGTCTTTCCATTGCAAACAAGGGCGATGATCGTGGTGACTTTGTAACTATTAAGCGTAAGGTTTTACGTAAGGATGGTACGCAACGTCAGGCACCCATCGTCAAAGATTCACAGAACAATCTGTGGGACGGTAAGCTAGTAGCCAATGGTAGCAGTGTTAATGTTAAAGCTGTTCCATATGAGTGGAACTACGCTGGAAAGTCTGGTGTATCTGCTGACCTTGCAGCAGTGCAGGTAGTTGACTTCATTGAATACTCTGGAGGTGGGGGTGAAGACTTTGCCCCTGTTGATGGAGGTTACGTGCAGCAGAGCGAAGCTGTCCC